ATATCCTCGAATAGTTGATGGTTCCACGTGGAACGTCCCGCGCGCTATGCGCATCGCGCTCCACTATGGTTCGGGTGTCGTCAAGGGGGGAACGCCCCCACCTTGCCCTTGCTGGCTTCCTTTGCCGTGCCTCAGCATCCTGTCTCGCTGAAAGCGTAGCCAGCTTAGCAGGTTTCGCATCGATTGTCAAGCATCGGATGCGCGTAGGGGTGGGCCGCCATGCCCCCATGGGGGGCCGGGCCATCCGCCATTTAAGGCACCACTTCCCCGCGTTATAGATTTTGAGTATTAAAAGGCCCTTTATTAAATAATTATCAGCCCCCTTTAGAACGCTTCCCCCCACCATCCATCGCGCACGGCCATCTTGCATCCACCTACGTCCGCTGCTACAATCCCCTTCGAAGCAAAACCCGACGGGGCGCCCCCGCATGGCCTTCACCGACAATTTGAAGAGCATCGTCCGCACTGTAGCACCGGCTATCGGGACTGCGCTCGCGGGCCCACTCGGTGGCTCTGCGGTACGATACCTTGCGGATAAATTCCTCGGGAAGCCCGATGCGAGCGAAGCCGAGGTCGCAGAGGCGATTGCGGGGGCGTCCCCGGAGCAGCTCATTCGGCTCAAAGAACTCGATAACGACTTCGCGAAGCACATGGCCTCGCTCGGCGTCGACCTCGAACGCATCGCGCAGCAGGACCGCTCATCTGCTCGAGAGCTCGCGAAGGTCAACAACTGGCCTCACATCACGCTCTCCACGATTTATACCGCAGGTTACTTCTACGTTTTGAACATGTTCTTCACCGGGCAATTCAGCGTACCGACTGCGAACTCTGGGCTCGCCGAAGGTCTCGTCCTTGTACTAACGACGGCGCAAACCCTCATCCTTCAATTCTGGTTTGGCTCCTCGGTCGGCTCGAAGACCAAGGACGTCCACCTTGCAAATTCAACTCCTGTGGGAGCAAACTAATGCCGAATGAAGTCGATTTTGCGCTCCTGACGGACGCGCAGCTCCTGGAAATCTTCACCGATTCCCTCGCAACCCGCCCAGGTTTCGCACGTGAGGTATGGCCCCGCCTCGGCTATACGAATCTGCGCGACCTCTTGATGTCCAACAAATACTGGAACATCGAGTCGAAGCGCCAATCGGCTTCGAACCTTTCGGCCGCAAATGCGGTGGGCGGGGCGAACAAAGACTTCCGGATTGTCGGCACGGCCGAATCCACCGATTGGGAGGCCGTTCGCTACATCGACCTCAACTACGAAACTGCGAACAGCGTGCAGGGCTTCACGGCCAACTTCGCCCCGACTGCGAACATGACCACTCCGAACGTGCCCACTGGATCGTGGACCGCGTTCACCTGGTCGGGTGCCGGGTCGGTCAATCGTACGAACTCTGCCGCCACGGCCTATCCCACGGCGCAAGTTTCCGATTGGATGTCGAGTGCGAACATCAAGAACGTTGCCCGCGATGATGGCGGCACCCTCCCGATGTGGATGGTCACGCAGCACAATCCCTTCGGTGCCGGCACCTACACCTACTCGTTTGAGGGGCAGGGCTCTACCGCATTCGACACCGACATCTTGACCTCGGGGCGCCGCTATTACAAGATGTTCCAGAGCGGCGTCGACGGTGTCGGCACCCCGGCGAACTTTACTCAGACCGCCGAGTCGAACAACTGCAACCCGTTCATCCTCCAGTTCCGCACTCGGGGGCGAGTGGCAAGTCTCATGGTCTGCGGCGACTCGATTGCCGGTGGATCGCTCACCACATCAAACATGTTGAGCCCCGGCTTCCGCTGTGCGATTGGCCTCTCCAGTTCGAATTTCCCGGTGCAGTATCTCGGCTCATGCAGTGCTTCACGGTTGAGCACTTCTTCGCTGGCTGAAGCCAAGGTGATGATTTCGAATGCCAACCCGCAGATCGCCGCGTTCGAAGTCTTCTCTCCGAACGACGGCGCCATCTCGGCCTCGCTCGTGGCAACGCAGCTTCGCCAGGCCATCGACTTCGTACAGCATTGCCGAGCCAACGACTGTGTGCCGATCCTCTGCACGCCGACCCCGGACAACACCGACACGCTCGCATCTTCGAATCTGAAGATTGGCCTCACCAATTCGCTTCTCGCGTTGCGTGCGAAGGGTGTGCTCATCTGCGACTGGTGGAATGCTGTCGCCGCGTTCCCGGGCAACAATGCTTCGACTGGCTGGGGTTGGATCACCGGCTACTACGGGGATGACAAGCATCCGAGTGATGCGGGCGCCGCGATCATGGCCGGCATCTTGCAGCTTCAAGTTCGCAAGGTCATCAATGCCAACGGTGCACGAGTGTCCACCTAATGAGCGCCCAACCTATCGACGTGATGCGCGAGCAGCATCACAAGATGATTGACTGGATGCTCGCGCACTTCAAGGGCAAAGGTTCGCTCCAACAGATGGCCGACGCGTTCGGCTATTCGTATGCCTATCTCTCGACGGTCATCAATTCGGACATGTTCAAGGCCGAGCTAGCACGGCGCCGGGAGATGGTCAATACGGTGTTCGCGGGCAAGGTCGTGGAGCAGACCTATGAGAATGCCTCGCGAAGCGCCCAGCTGCTCAACAAGTATCTCGAGACGATCGAGGTGACGGACGATGATTTCGATCCTCGTCTTGTCCTCGATATCAACGACCGGACGATGAAGCAGTTGGGTTATGCCCCGAACAAGCCCGTCCACGTAAACATCAGCGATAATAGTGTGCACGTTACTCAAGTAGCCGTCGAGGCTAATGTGGCTGCGGCAGCTCGCGAGCGGATGATGAATCGCGCTCGTCAAGGGACCACGATCGATGGCGAAGCATCGCCAAGTAACGGGTGACGTTAAGTGGGCACGGTTCACAACCGAACCTCTTTTCGCCAAGCGCCAGCGCAAGAGACATGGCGCGAGAGCGAGAGGCAAGCAGTACGAGACCCGAGCGCTATCTGCGCTTGTGGACATGTACGGGGGGAGAGTGCTCAATTCACCCTGGATAGAATATCTGGACGCGAACGGGCATCATTGGTGTCAGCCAGATTCTTTACTCTTCAATGTCGAGAAGGGTATTATCACCATTATCGAGGTCAAGTACCAGCACACCGTGGACGCGTGGTTGCAATTACGGAGATTATATCAACCGATTTTGGACCATTTGTTCTTTACCCCCGATCGTTTATGGCAAACGAACGTGGTGGAAATGGTGAGGTGGTACGAGCCTCAGAGCGCTTTTCCAGAAAACATTCGCATGTGTCCGATCTTGCATCAGGCCCATCCGTCGATGTTTAATGTGCATATTTGGAATCCATGACAAACGCGGCGCTACTTGCGGAGCAAATTGCCGATGATCCGACGGTCATGGACGTCTCGGATGTCATTGCCCTTGCGGCCGAAGATTACGAATTCTATACTCGGACGTTCTTTCCGAAGACCTGTCAGAGTGCGACGCCGAAATACCATCTCGACGTCGACTCCGATTTATGTAGTGGGGCTCGTTATGTCGGAATCGAAATCTTTCGCGATGGAGCGAAAACCACGCTCCTTCGGCTATTCGCTTCTAAACGAATTGCGTACTGCATCTCGCGAACCATCATGGTTGTGGGCAAAGGGCAAGACCACGCGATCAAAACGATTCGATGGCTCAAGCGTCAAGTTGAATATAACCCGAAATGGAGCGGGGCTTATCGGCTTCGAAAGGGAGACAAGTGGACTGACGAGTGGATCGAAATCATTTCCGACCTCTTCAACGATGTCGACGGCCAGCCCGTTCGAATCAACATCGTTGCCTACGGTCTCACCGGACAGATCCGTGGCGTCAACATTGACGACTATCGGCCTGACCTTATCGTTGTTGACGATCCTTGTGATGAGGAGAATACGGGCACACCGGAACAGAGGAAGAAGATCGCCGACCTATTCTTCGGTGCCCTCTCACGTTGTCTCGTACCAAGGGCGGAGAATCCGGCTGCGTTGATGTGCTTGCTGCAAACGAGCCTCCACCCCGAGGACCTCATCAATATGGCGCACCGTGACTCCACGTGGGTCACTCACAAAATCTCCTGTTTCGATGAGCGCGGCAACTCCGTATGGCCGCAGCGCAAACCGACGGAGGAACTCCTCAGAGAACGTGAGGGCTTTGCCGAACGTGGACAGCTCGATCTCTGGATGCGGGAGATGGAGTGCACACTCATCAATCCGCAGACCTCGCTTTTCCGTGAGGAGTGGCTCAATTATTACGACATTTTGCCCGAGAAATTTGCGGTCATCCTCTCGATCGACCCGGTGCCACCGCCGGACGATTCGCAGATGGTTAAGGGCACGCAAGATAACGACTATGAAGTCATCTGCGCAATCGGCATCTGGCGGGGAAAGAAGTTCCTCCTTGAGTACCGGATGCAGCGCGGTCATCGTCCCGATTGGACGATTACTAATTTCTTCGAAATGGCAACGAAATGGAAGCCGATGTTCATCGCTGTCGAGACCCACAACTATCAGGCGACCCTGAAGTGGATTCTCGAACAGGAAATGAAGAAGCGGAGCCAGTACTATATCGTCGAAGGATTCGGCAAGGGCACCGGGGAAAAAGTAAAGAAGATGCACCTGATAAGTGGTGCGTTCAGTGGCCTTGCCACTCAAAGAGATTTCTACATCAAACCCGATATGGTTGAGTTCATATCGCAGTTCTCGATGTATCCTCGCGTTGGCCACGATGACGTGATTAATGCCGTAGCAATTGCGCTCAAGAAACTCAAGGATAAGGGCGATATCGACGCCTTCCTCGAGGACTTGGAAGAAGAATCGAAGAATGAGCGCGAGGAAGAGTGGGACAGAGGGGCGCCGTGAAGTACGTACATGACGAATTGACCTACGGCACCGAGCGGCATAAGCTCGTCCTCGATGCAATCATGCGCCGCGTCCGTTACGCGCGTGAGGAGCGGGGACGGAACACGGATCGGTGGAAGAAGGACGAAGAACAGTACCTTGCCTTCATGCCGGAGCGGGACGTTGATACGGTCCGCCGCAACATCCGTGAACAAGGCAAGCCCCAGTACACGACCCTTTTCGTTCCGTACTCCTACGCTACGCTGATGGCTGCACATTCGTACTGGGTGGCCGCGATGCTCGGCCGTGACCCTGTCTTTCAGTTCGCGGGGCGCCACGGCGAGAGCGAAATGCAGCGCAACGCCGTCGAGGCGGTCTTGGAATATCAGCGGATGGTTGGTGAAATGACCACGAAGCTGTACATTTGGCTCCTCGATGCGGGCAAATATGGCGTTGGATACGTCTGGCCGTATTGGTGTGACGAGGTAAATTACGTCACGGGCATTGAGGAGCGGATGCCGACGTGGCTTGGCGTGCCAATACCGGGCGCCACGAAGAAGAAAGTCCGTGTGATTCAGGAAATCCAGGGCTACAGCGGCCACCGTTTGATGAATATCCGGCCGGCGAACGCGCTTGCCGACCCCCGCGTGACGCATACGGACATCCAAAAGGGTGAATTCTTCGGTTATGAAGGGAAAATCTTCTGGAATGCTCTTGTCTCCGGGCAAAACGAGGGCATTTATTACAACATTGAACGGGCAAAAGATATCGCAATCAACCCGAAATCGGAGGAAGGTTCCGATCAGGTGATGCGCCCCGACGAGTCGTCGATGCCGGCGGGCGGATATTCGTCGATTGACCCGCGTCTTGATATGAAAAAGTGGAACTATTTCGAGATCTGCATCGAAATTATCCCCCGAGATTGGAAACTTGGTAGCTCGACGCAGCCGGAGAAGTGGCTCTTTACCGTTCTCGAGGACGGACTTATCGTCGGCTCGCGGCCGCTGGGCGAACATCACAACAAGTTCCCTGTTGGTGTGATGGAATACGAGATTGATGGTTACGCTTTGCACAACCGTTCGATGAGCAACATCCTCGAACCGTTGTCGAATACCATCAACTTCCTTGTCAACCAACACTTTTACAACGTGCGCAAGACGTTGAATAACGAAATCATCTATGATCCGTCGCGGGTGATGTCGATTGATTTGAAGAGTCCCGATCCCGGCAAGCTCATCCGGTTGAAGCCTGCTGCGTACGGCAGTGACGTGCGGACGGCAGTCACTCAGCTCCAAGTTGCGGACGTGACGCAGGCACATATGCGGGATATCCTCACCGTTATCGACTTCGGTGAGCGAGTCTCCGGTGTCAATGGCAACCTGCAAGGCATCCTCGATCCCCGTGGTCGGAAGACTGCGACGGAAGTGCGCGGGGCGGGCGCCGCCGGGGCTTCTCGACAGAAGACCACCGCTGAGTGGATGGGGGCTCAGGGCTTCCATCCCCTGTCGATGATGCTGCTTGCTGGCACTCAGCAGCACTTGACGATGCAGAGGGGTTATCGGATCGCGGGTGAGACGATGAGGATGCAAGGGCAGAACCTCATCGACGTCGCTCCCGACATGATTCAAGGGTTTTTTGATTTCGTCCCGATATCGGGCGATGCGCCGCAGGATAAATTCGCCATAGCAAGTCTGTGGCGAGACCTGTTCAAAGAAATCGTGATGCTGCCTCCTATTGCGCAGCAGTACAACCTACCCGATTTGTTCGGCTGGATTGCACAACTCGCGGGACTTCGGAACATCGACCGGTTTCGGATTCAACTGACGCCAGACCAGATGCTGGCAGACCAAGCGAGGAGAGGAAATGTCGTACCAATCGGAGGACAAGGGGGCGCCGTCGCCGACATTAGCGGAGCTGCCCGAGGACCAGGAGCTGCCTTTGGAGGACCAACTGGCGCAGGCCCGGAAAATTCAAGCGGATTACCTGCACCTAGTCAAGTCGCCGGGATGGGCCCGGTTAGTTAACGAGTTGATTGAACCCCAGATTCATACTCGGATGCAAGTCGCACGTTACAGTGAATGGAAGTCGATGGATACCATCCTGAACAATGCGGCACTTTTGAACGAAGCGAACGGACTTCAGCTTGTTCAGAAGATGGTGGAAGGGGTACTGGAGGAGCAAGAGGAAACGATTTCCATGCTCTTATCTTTAATGAGAGATGAGGAAGAAGACAATGTCGACGCCAAGTGAACAGATGACACCCCCAGCGGGGAGCCCGGCCGAGGAATCGGCTAATTCGTTCGAGCTTGATGAGTTCGGACAGGATTTTCCTCCTGGTGAATTTGGAGCAGCCATAACGGGCGAACGCCCGCAAGATGCGCCGTCGAATCCGGTGGTGACCGAGGCCAAGGAGACGCCCCCTGTGGCGCCTGCTGCCAAGGAACCCGGACTTGACGAGCAGAAGATGGTCGAGACCCCGCCTGAGGCGGAGGATTTCGGCGAGTCTGTGGCCGCGCCCGCACCGGAGAAGCAGACGGAAGAGACGACACCGCCTGCAGAGACGCCTCCTGTTGAGGCTACACCCGCTATCGTCGGCGAAGCGAAGCCCGTCGAAGAAAAGGTGAAGACCCCGGAGGAGCTCACAGCTGAGCGATCCGAGTTTAAGAAGAAACTCGAAGAGCAGCTGGTGCCCCAGTTTCCCATCTCAGATGAGGAGCTGGCGTCCATATCCGATTCCCTTGTTGAACCGCAGGTTCGCAAGGAGAATCTCGCAAAACTCATGTCCCGAGCAACGGTCCACGCCGTTGAGCTGGCCATGGCTGGAATCGCTCCGATGCTGCCGATGATGCTGACGACGGTGCAACGCGCCGAAGCTGAGCATACCAAGTGGCGGACGAACTTCTTCAGCCAGTTCCCGGATCTGAACAATCCGACTTACGGTCCGACGATCGATCGCGCAGCACAAGTGCTTGCGGCTGACCGGTCAAAAGGAGCGTTGACGCCGGAGCAGTTCATGAAAGAGCTGGGTGTAACCGCCTCGATGATTCTTCGCGTCCCCTTGCCGTCCGCTATTATGCAGGACTTCGCATCGGACCGGACTCCGACCAATGTAACGCCTCCACCTCCGGCACGTCCGGCTGGCGTTCGCGGTCAGGGTACGGCCCCGGGGGCAACCCGAATCACCGAGGAGCTCAACGAATTCGAGGACCTGTAAGGGCCGCAATTCGGAGATACTTCAGTGACTGCAACTGTAATCGCCGGGCTTCGTACGAGCGACAACTTCGCGACCGATGAACGCCCGAAGAACTTCCGAGAGTTCATCCTCTTCCGGAATCCCAACGGGTCCGCCCCGATCACCGCGCTGATGGCCAAGGCCCGCAGCGAGTCGGTCGATGACCCGGAGTTCAGCTGGTGGGACGAGCCGAACGACATCCTTCGCCTGCAAGTGAATGGTGCCGTTGCGTCGTCTGGCACGCTGATCACCATCGACTCCACCGATCCGACGGCAAGTTCGCCGAACAATCGCTGGGCAACTGCCTCCCACCTGGTTCCCGGCGACATGCTGCTCGTCGAGAAGACGGAAACCGCTACCTATGACAACGAAGTGCTGATGGTCCGGAGCGTGATCTCCTCGACCCAGTTCATCGTTGACCGTGGCGTCGGCGGCACCACCGCAGCAACCCTGCCTGACGATTCGTTCCTGACGAAGATCGGTACGGCTTTCGGCGAAGGTAGCGCCGCGCCGCGCTCCTCGAGCCGCAACCCGCTGAAGCAGTACAACTACTGCCAGATCTTCAAGACCACCTACTCGCTCAGCGAGACTGTCGCGCGCACCCGCGCTCGTACCGGCGACCCGCAGAAGAACGACAAGAAGCGCAAGGCGTTTGACCACGCCCGCGACATCGAGTTCGCTCTGATGTTCGGTACCCGCTACGAGACCACGGACGACGACGGCAATCCGCTGCGCACCATGGGCGGTCTCCGCTACCTTCTGCCGTCGACTCAGCAGAAGATCTATGGCGGTACGGCGACGTTCGCTACCTTCCTCGACGACGTGTACCCGGTCTTCGACTTCGACACCGAAGCCGGCGACGAGCGCATCGTGTTCTGCGGCAACGGCTTCTTGAACGAAATGAACAAGATGGCCAAGAACAACGGCACGATGTACTTCGGCGACACCATCAAGATGTTCGGCATGAACCTGCGCCAGCTGGTCCTGCCTCAGGGTACCTTGTACCTGAAGACGCATCCGCTGATGAACCGCCATGCCCGGTACACCAACTCGGCTTTCATCCTGGATCCGACGGCGATGATCTGGCGCTACATGCGCGACACCAAGTCGAAGGAAAACATCCAGGGCAATGACGAGGACTCCCGGAAGGGCATGTGGTTGACCGAGGCCGGCCTCGAGCTGCGTTACTTCGGCTTGACCTGCAAGTACCTCGGCAACTTCACTGCGGCGTAAGCTGCACCTGACACAGGAGAAATCGTACAATGGGTACGAAATTTGAAGGTGAAGGTGGGTCGATTGCATCCACCGTGTGGCGCAAGGGTGTGCGCTTTGGCATCGGTGTTCTCACTGGAACGGGCTCCGGCAATATTTCGCCGTCCCTGACCTATGAGTTCCCGCCGATCCTGAACGTGGACCCGAACGGTGGTGCGAGCGATCTGCTGCTGCCGCTGGCGACGGACAAGGGTGCGAAGGGCTTGATGTTCTTCATTACCAACACCGCTGACGCGGCCGAGGCAATCACCCTGAAGACGTCGGCCGATGGTGCGCTTTCCCCACCCATCGACATCGACCGGAACGAAAGTGCAATCGTCTGGTGCGATGGTGCGGTCTGGAAAGGTGGCGTGTTGAAGAACACCTAAGGTAACGAAGGTGTTATGACGGGCCTGTTAATTGAAACATAACAGGCCCGTTAGTTCAAACTCGGAGGAGTTTAAAATGGCAAAGAAATCAATGAAAGACGCGCCGGAAGTTTGCTGCCGGCCCAATCCTTCGCTTCATCTCGATATTACCGAGGATAACGTCAAGGGCGTTGTTCTCGGAACAGTCGTTGATGTCAAGGCCAAGGGGAAGATTATTTCAGCGCGGCTCCCCGATGACTGGGATAAGGAGAACGATTATCCTGGTTCGATGACGATCGAGCTGCAAGACCTCTCCGTTTCGCATGGAGATAATGAATTCACACTCCTGGCGGAGGACGACTAATGACTATCGAACGCACGCTCGATGTGACAGCTTCGACGTCACTTATCGGCAATGCACAAGCGATCTGGGCGCCGAAATCTGGTGACCCGTTCACCATGCAACTCATCGAAGCTGCAAATGGTGGGCTCGGTGCGGCGATTTTCTACGACTATCGGGGAAACCCGGTGGAATACGACTATCCATCGTTCACTGGTGCGGCTGGTACGAACGACAATGATTTGGTGTACACGTCTCCGGACGTGAGCGTGTATAACACGCATTACATCGAATGTACTGCAGGGACCGTTGACCTCGAAGTAACTCTCGATGGAACGAACTGGAACACGACGCCGCCGGCAGTGCTGCTTCATGACGCAACAGCAGTGGGAACGTACATCGCGACTATTGCCAGCGGCAAGATCGGCATCTTGAAGATGAAGGTCAAGAAGTTTCGTATTCGGCAAAACGGTGCGACGGCGGCGAATGCACGCGGTGCGAGCGGGGTAACCTAACATGGCGAATCTGTTGCCGTATCGGGGAATTATCCCCTATGGGAGTACCGATCCCTCGGTACTGCTTCAGTGTGCTATGACCTCGCTGGCGGAATGTCAGTCGAAAGGTGGGTCGGAGGTCAGTGCGGGGAACTCTTCGTTCGACTCTACGTTGGGCATGAAGTCGTTGACGACAGGTGCCGGCATTCGTTTCACGACCATTGCGGGATACGCTGACCTCGATTATGCGGGGCAGATTTCGTTCGACGTGGAAACGGTCGGCATTTGTGTGACGAGTGTTTCGTTGCCAAGCGTAGGAACCGACTGGGCCGGCAATACGCACTTCTGTGTGATGCGCCCCGCTGCCGCGACGACGAACTATTTCCGCGCATACATGGATGTGAACGAGCGCATGGGGGTTCTTTGGAACGTCAACGGCTCAACTGCTGGCACGAACAATCCGGGGGCCAGCGGCTACGAACAGACGTCCCATGGCAAAGATCGCTTCACCCGACTGACGTTCTCTTGGGTCGGCTCCCGTTACGCAATCTACATCAACGGAGACTTCTACTACGAGGGATCGCGTGGAGGATATCCGACGGCGAATCTCGGCGAACGCATCGAGTTGATGTCTGGTGCTGGTCTCGGCAACTCGATGGTGGGCATATATTGTCGGAACCTTCTTGTGTCGAACAAGCCCGTGTATTGGTCGAACACACCGGGAGGCGAGTTGCTCGGTATTGTCGGGCATTCGTACGGCTCTCGAGCTCGGATGACCTACACTGACTTCTATCGCGATCGGGCGTGGGGCGTGATGCTCGAAGGTGAATTGCATCGGCTGGGATTGGACGTCTATTTGCCGAAAGACAATTCGACTATCTTCAACTCGTCGGGCGCCACGATCTTGCGTAGCGGTGGCAATCCTCTGAAGACGCAAGTTGACTTGTTCAAGGTCACGAATTGTACGCTTGGTGTGTACGTCGGAGGCACCAATGATGTGATCAATGCAAGTTGGGCAGCCAACCGAGTGCAGACTTTGGCGGATATCAAGCTCGACTTGGCCGACATGTTGAGCGGTCCGAAGTGTAAGCGGGTGGTCTTCTGCAACGTACCGTCGAATATCGGTAACTCGGCGAACTATGCGACTTCGGGCAACGATGCCGACACGCTGGAAATCAATTCGGACTTCAATACGCTGCAATCGTGGTGGGATACCAACAATCCGACGAGAGCCGGCGCGTTGATGCAGGCACGGATATTCGAAGCGCTTGGTGGTTTGACACCGCCTTTGGACAACTTCGTCGGTACTCTGCTCGGCACGTATACGGACTTGCATCCGACAGCTCTTGCCCACAAGATTCTCGTTAAAACGATTGCGGGTGCCATTGCTGGTTCCTTCATGAGGCCGCAGCCATGACGATGGACGAAGCGATTGCCTGGATACAACGCCAGTTGGGTTTCCGGCGGGCGCTGGCATCCGAGATTCAAACCTCAATACAACAGGCAATCGTTCGTCTGGAGCTCGACGCAACGCTTGTCCGACCGAGGTTCCTCCTCCAAGAGTACTCGAACCCGAGTTTCGTCACGGTCGCGGATACGCGTGAGGTCGATATACCGACTGATTACTTGCAGGAAGCAGAACAGAGTGGAGGCCTCTATATCTACGACTCGACGGAGGATGACCCGTACATCGAGTTGACGAAAGCGGAGCCTGCATATGTGCGTGGTGCGTTCACGGAAACGGAACAGCCGACGCATTATGCAATTCAAGGAATGGACCTCATCTTCGGCGGGATACCGGACGACGCGTACGAGCTTCGGTGGTTCGCGTATTTCAAGGATAATTCGGAGATCACTGGTGGGGAAACGAATCTCTGGTTGACCCATCGGCCGTTTCTTATCATCGGCGAGGCCGGTGTGCACATAGCATCAGCATCTCGGAGTCCAAGTCTCGACTACTTCTCCCAGTTGTTAAAGGCGGAGCGCCCAGCGCTCGAAGCTACGGTCGTCGTTGATGAAGAAGCAGATTCGTCGGCCAGCATGGGAGGCGATGACTGATGGGACTCGAAAGCGCAACGTACATCAACGGACTTGTTTCGACGAATCCGACAGGTTCGGA